CTCTCTTTATCGCAGAATCAATTTTAGCTATAATGAGACAGGAGCAATACTTGGAGAGCAGTACAGACTGCAAAACGATATAGGCTATGGAGACCTTAGAGCAGATTTTAACTTTGATGGTGAAGAGTTTAAGTTAGAGGTAGGCTTTGACAATATGCTCTTTGAAAGGTTGTCAGACCAAGATGGAGGAGCGTTAACCACCATAGGTGTAGGTAAGAGTATCACAAGAGAGCTTGAGCCGTATATCGGAAGTCCTTATATTTTCTATGCCGCAGGTAACATAAGAGGTAGCCAATCTTTTAGCTATGTGAATATGGATGGAGACCATTTCCCTTTTGCTGACTTTTGGCAAGTGGGTAATGTAAATAACACAACGGCAGAATCAGTAACCAAGACTTTAAACTTCGGTACAGAGATTGACCCTTACTTACTGCAAGGCTTTAATCAAGGGTTGTACAAGACTTATTGGGAGGATTACATTACAGACTTATATACTCCAAGCAGACGAGTATTCCAATACAAGGGACAACTACCATTAGGTTTAATGTTAGCGTTGAGAATCAACGACAAGTTGACGATAGGTGAAAGAAACTACCTCATCAACCAAATGAAGTTAAACCTTACCACAGGAGAAACACAATTAGAACTACTCAACGATGTTAAGTAAGTTAGGTTATCTTATAAAGGCTCTCAAGGAGACTAATGAAAAGGATGAGGACATTAATACTGCTAAAGGCAAGTATCAATATCCAAGAACCCTTAAAGAAGCGATAGGCAAATGGCAATAGAGAAGAACATAGTAATAGGTGCAGACCTTTCTGGTCTTGAAACTAAATTAGGTGAGTTAATTGACTTGCTTAAAACCTCTCAAGAACAAGCTAATAAGACTTCTGACCAACTTAATGATATCAACGAGAAGGTTGATAACATAGGCAAGAACTCAAAGAGTAGCACTAAATCCGTAGGCGGTCTTGCTAAAGGCTTTAAAGGAATGGGTGTGGCTATTAAAGCCGCAGGTATTGGACTGCTACTTGCAGCTATGGACATACTAAAGGAGTTATTTGACAATAACCAGAAGACCGTAGACTTTTTTAATACCACATTTAACACCCTACAAGTAGCCTTTAGTGATTTCGCTAAATGGGTAGAATCAAACACAAGTACATTCACAGGATTCTTTAAAGCAATCTTTGAAAACCCTAAAGAGAGTTTGCTTGAGTTGGGTAAAGTATTGCAAGAAGGTATTGTTGCCCGATTTGAGCAACTACTGGAAGTGCTTGGATATGTAGGTAAGGCAATGTTGGCAGTTGTAAAGGGAGACTTTATGGGTGCAATGGATGCTATGAAGGAAGCAGGTAAGCAATCTGCTGATGTCCTTACAGGTGTAGATGGCTCTTTTGAGGCGGTCAAAGAGACAATTAAAAATACTGTTAAAGCCGTTGTCAACTACACTAAAGAGACTGTTAAGCAAGGTGCGGCAATGACCGAGAGCAATAAAGCCGCAGAGATTGCTGAGGTGTTAATGCAAGGCTTGATTGAGAAGTATGACCTACAAGCTGAGAAACTAAGACAAGTAAGAGATGAAGAACGCAATACCATTGCGGATAGGATTAAGGCTAATGAAGATTTAAAGGGTGTGTTAGATGAGCAGGAAGCAGCAATGCTTGGTAATGCTCAAACTATATTAGCTGCTAAAGCAAAACAACTTGAATTAGACAAGGATAACATAGAGTTCCAAAAGGAATACATAGCAGCTCAAAATGAGTTGGTAGGAGTAGAGGCACAAGTAGCAGGATTCCGTAGTGAGCAGTTGATGAATGAGATGGCTCTACAGAGAGAGCTTGTAGACCTTCAGATAAGTAAAGCAGAGAATGCAACAGAGGTAGCAGAGATAGAAGGTCAAGCAGCTATAGCTTCAGAGCTAAACCTAAAAAAGCAATTAACTCTTGAAGAGGAGTTTAATAAAAAACAATACGAGTTAAGACTTGCTAATCTTGAATCTCAGAAGGGTTTATATATTGAAGGCACACAAGCCTATCAAGATATGGTAGGTGAGATTGCTATATTAGAAGCAGAGCGTACTGCACAATTAGAAGAAGAGGGTCAAAAGCGTACAGAGTTTGATAAGGGTGTAGCAGATGCTAATTTACAAATGACAGGAGATGCTTTAGGTGCTATTAATGACCTTGCACAAGCATTCTTAGGACAAGATGAAGAGAACGCAGAGAAGGCGTTTAAAATAAATAAGGCACTTGGTATTAGTCAAGCAGTAGTAAGCACCGCACAAGCGGTTATGGCTCAGTTAGCAGTACCACAAGATGCCCTCACAGGGGCTAACTTTGTAAAAGCAGGAATAGCGGCTGCAACAGGTGCAGCACAAATAGCCACTATAGCAAGTCAAAGGTTTGGAGATACAAGTGGAGGTACAGATACTAACATTCCTAACCCTTCAGCATCTACATCACCTTCCTTTAATGTGGTAGGTCAGTCTGGTACTAACGCTCTACTACAATCCCTACAGAACAATCCTGTAAAGGCGTATGTAGTGGGTAGTGATGTCACAAGCCAACAACAATTAGATAGAAATAGAATTAACCAAGTAAGTTTCCCATAATGAGAATAGTAGAATTATTGTTAGACGAGGATAGCCTACAGGCAGGTATCCAAGCAATCAGCATTGTAGAGTCTCCTGCAATAGAATCTGATTTTGTAGCCCTCAAAGAAGAGGAGCGTGTAGAGTTGAAGACCATAGACGAGGACAAGCGTGTACTATTAGGTGCTGCGTTAATTCCTAACAAGCCTATCTATCGTAAGAGTGGTGAGGATGAGTATTACATATACTTCTCGCAAGACACGGTAAGAAAAGCAAGTGAGTTATTCTTCATCAATGGCAACCAAAACAAAGCCACCTTAGAACACCAAATAGACATTACAGGATTGAGTGTAGTGGAGAGTTGGATTATAGAAGGAGAGCAAGACAAGAGCAAGATGTATGGTATGGATTTACCTGTAGGGACTTGGATGGTATCAATGAAGGTACACAACGATGAGATATGGAATGACTATGTCAAGAATGGTAAGGTCAAGGGCTTCAGTATAGAAGGTTTCTTCGTTGATAAGGTAGAGGCAAGTAAGCAGTCTCCAGAGGAGGTAGAAGCAGAAGGTAAGATAGAGGCTATCAAGGAGCTAATCACCAAAGCCTTAAAAAGCTAACACTAACACACTTAAACAATTAACATAATATGAAAAGAGTTTCGCTAAATAAGGTGATGGCTAAATTAGCTGATGAGCCTAAAAGAGTTCAGTTAGCAGCAATGCAAGATGCTGATGCATTATACAACAAACTTGTAAAAGGCGCACAAGCACAAGCAAGTATCTTAATGAAAGTTGAGAACGAGCTAAAGTCTCTTTCTGGTACTGCTCAAGAATTACAGAAAGTAGAGCAGAAACTTGAGTCTATGGCTAAAGAATTAGGTGTTGACTTAGACACAAACTATGCTGCTGATGCTTGGGTTGAAGCTATGACCAAGAATGCTAATAAAGTTGGACTAATTGCAGACATACTATAATGAAACAATCAAACACAGAGAAAGCGGTATACGCAAAGCTATCTACTCAGAAGGTTGAGTTGGGTAAAATGGATGACCTTGATGCTTTGGTAAAACAAGCACGAGGCATTGAAGGTGATATGGTTGATGCTTTAATGGAGGCAAGGTCAAGTAGCAAAAAAGGTGTTAAAGCAGGTGAGAAGCACTTGCAGAATCTAAAAGAGATAGCAAATTTAGTTGCTAATTTAAGAACTGATGGTAATGCATTAGGTGTAGATGTAACTAAAATTAAAGAGTGGAGAAAAGCAAATGATTTCCTAAACGGCAATCCTGTAAACCCTACAAACAAGATGATTGAACGAATGAAAAGTCTATTATAATATGAAGTCACAAGAAACCCTATCACAAATTATGGAACTCCTTAATCTTCAAGACGAGGTTAAGTTAGAGTCAATGAAGTTAGACAATGGTACAGTTATAGAAGCTGAAGCATTTGAGCCTAACCAAGAAGTATTTATCGTTACAGAAGACGAGAAGATTGCTCTACCTGTAGGTGAGTACACTTTAGAAGATGGTCGCATTCTTGCGGTTGTTGAAGAAGGTGTTATCGCTGAGGTTCGTGCTGAAGAAGAAGCTCCTGCTGAAGAGGTAGTTGAAGAAGTAGAACAAGCTGAAGAAGAGCCTAAAGAGGAAATGGCTTACGCTACCAAAGAAGAGTTATCTGCTGCGGTTGAAGAGATGAAGGTAATGATTGAAGAAATCAAAGCTATGATGTCTCCTAAAGAAGAGATGGCTGAAGTTGTTGAGGTTGTTGAAGAGAAAGTAGATATGTCTGCTGCTGCAAAGCCTATCAAGCACTCTCCAGATACTAAGTCTGCTCCTGCACATAAGTTGTCTCAAGGTGGAAGAAAAGATACACTATCAAGAATCTTTGAAAAATTAGGATAATGAAGAAAGTACAAAAACTATGGGCTGAGTTATCTGCCAAAGTACAAGAGTCTACTGAACTATCCGAAGAGGTTAAGGTTGATTTGTCTCTTATTGACGATGTCCAACGCATAAGCGATACTACTGTACAATTAGACAATCGTTTTGCTAATGTATATAGTGAGTTCTATAAGCAATGGCAAAAGACTGTTACTTTAGGTAGAGACTTAGAAGAGTCTTATATAGAAATGAACGACTACCTTGAGTTTTACAATGAAGTTGAAAGAGATGTTACAAGAATCTCAGAAAAAGTAGGACAACAAGCTCGTGAACTTGGCATTGACCCAATGTCTATTAAAGGTATCAAAGAAATGCTCAAGGCTTACGAGAATATGGAAGATAACGCTATTCAAGCAAAACAACGCTTGGGTGATGTTGAGAGAGTAATTAAAGTATTATAAACAAGTACAACAATCAATAATTAAATAAATAAACAAATGAGTACATCAATAACAACTACTTACGCAGGTGAGTTTGCAGGGAAATATATTTCTGCTGCACTATTAAGTGCTGACACTCTTGAAGGTGGCGGTATTACTATTAAGCCAAATGTAAAGTACAAAGAGGTAATCAAAACTCTTTCTACTAACGCATTGGTAAAAGATGCTGCTTGTGACTTCGCTGACCAAAGCACAGTTACTCTTGCAGAGAGAATCCTACAACCAGAAGAGTT